CTACCTATCATTTTGAACAGTGTCAACACTGAAGATTCATATGAGGGTAATTTTGAAACAAGACGTTCAATCATTTGGACATTGAACTTTACAATGAAGGCGTATGTGTTTGGTCCAGTTAAGAAAACCACACTCATCAAGGCTGCTGAAATCGACGTTCGCAACTCAAACGTGTCGCCAATTATCGCCAACACTTCACTAGCAAATACAGCACTGATTGAGGTAACTCCTGGTATGCTGGCTAATGGCGCACCAACAAGCAATGCTGCACTTTCCGTTCCTAGTAGCCAAATTGACGCTACGGATAACTATGGATTTATAACTGAGTTCACTGAGAATATTTAATGAATGATCTGGATAAAATACTAAACATCGCACCAAATACCGAAGAACAAAAAGTTGAAAATCTACCTGCTGTAGTTGAACCAGTAAATAATGAAGCAGAAAAAGATTACTCCTATGCTCGCGAAAATTTGTATGATGTAATCGAAAAGGGTCAAGAGGCACTCTTTGATATGCTTGATGTTGCTAAACAATCACAACATCCTAGAGCCTATGAAGTGTTGTCTGGTTTAATCAACACACTCGTTGCCGCAAACAAAGACCTAGTTGACCTGCAAAAGAAAAAGAAAGATTTGTTCAAGCAAGAAGAAGCAAAAGAAAAAACTGTCACCAATAACAACCTGTTTGTTGGCAGCACTGCTGAACTTCAAAAACTGATACAGAATAAAAGAGACAATGGCTGATAATTACCTCGGTAATCCTCGTCTTAAACGTTCAAATGTAAAAGTCGAGTATACACAAGAGCAAGTGCTTGAGTATTTAAAGTGCTCTCAAGACATAATTCATTTCGTCAAAACATACTGCAAAATCGTAAATGTTGATAAGGGTTTGGTGAATTTCGACCTGTGGAAATTTCAGGAAGAAATGGTAGTAAAGTTTGACTCCAATCGTTTCGTCATTTGTAAAATGCCTCGTCAGGTCGGTAAAACAACAACTGTGGCGGCATACCTGCTTTGGAAAGTTTTGTTTACCTCTGACTATAATGTCGCTATCCTAGCAAACAAAGACCGCCAAGCACGCGAAATTCTATCCCGTATTCAGTTGATGTTTGAGCACCTACCAAAATGGTTACAAATGGGTGTATCAGAATGGAACAAGGGTAATATTGAACTCGAAAATGGCTCGAAAATTCTAGCATCAGCGACCTCATCATCAGCGATTCGTGGTGGATCGTTCAACCTCGTTTACCTTGATGAGTTTGCATTCGTTCCTACAAATATTCAGGAAGAGTTTTTTGCATCCGTTTACCCAACGATTTCTTCTGGTCAAACGTCAAAAGTTTTAATCACCTCAACCCCAAATGGAATGAACCTGTTCTATAAACTGTGGATGGATTCCGTTGAGGGTAGAAACTTTTATGAGCGTGTGGATGTTCACTGGTCTGATATTCCTGGGCGTGATGATAAGTGGCGCCAAGAAACTATCAGCAACACCTCTGAAGATCAGTTTAGACAAGAATATGAGTGTGAGTTTCTCGGGTCAGCAAACACACTGGTTCACCCAAACAAACTCCGCATGCTTGCGTTTAAACGCCCAATCAAAACAAACGACCTTGGGTTTAAAATGTACCAAGAGCCTGAGAAAGGGGTCATTTATTCTATTGTTGTAGATACATCACGTGGTGCAGGCGCGGACTACTCAGCATTCATTGTTGTAAACGTTTCAACTTTCCCGTATAGGGTTGTTGCTACATTTAAGAATAATTTGATCTCGCCGTTGGTGTACCCAAATATTATTCATGATACAGCGAAAATGTATAATAACGCTCTCATTTTAGTTGAGACAAATGACATTGGTCAGCAAGTGGCTGATATTATTCATTATGACCTTGAGTATGAAAACCTTTTAGTGTCAGCAAACAATGGACGCTCTGGTCAATCGCTCTCAGGTGGGTTTGCTACAACAACTCACTATGGAATTAGAACAACCCAGCAGGTCAAACGTATTGGCTGTGCTACATTGAAAACATTAATCGAATCTGATAAACTTATTATTGAAGATTATGATACTATTTATGAACTTTCTCGATTTACTCTTAAAGGTAAGTCATATGAGGCTGAAGAGGGTAATGATGACTTGGTGATGTGTTGTGTGTTGTTCAGTTGGTTGACAACTCAACCCTATTTGAAAGAACTAACTGACCTAGATATACGTAAGAAAATAGTTGAACAAAACGAACGCATGCTTGAGGAGGAAATGCTCCCCTTTGGCATGTATTCCAGTGGCGATGAAGAAGAAGATGCGAAAATCAATATACCAGTATCAGAAATGAAAGACGAATTCAGAAATGAGTTCGGCGTTACTGATGCACCAGATTTCCGCAATTTATAAATAAAAAAAGATATTAACACAATAAACACCTTCAAAGGGAGATTACAAGATGGCGTTTCAAGTCAGCCCTGGAGTTAATGTTTCTGAGATTGATCTTACTACCGTTGTCCCTTCAGTAGCAACCACAACTGGTGCTATTGCAGGTGTCTTCCGTTGGGGACCAGTCGGAAAATTCCTCCTTATAGATTCAGAAAATAATTTAGTTGCCAAGTACGGCAAACCAACCAACGACAACGCAGAAACATTCTTCACTGCTGCAAACTTTCTAGCGTATGGCAATCGCCTCTATGTTAGCCGTGCTGCAGTTACAACAGGTTTCTCAAACACCCAGTCTGTTGCTCTCAACGGTAACACAATCGTTACTGCAAACGGTGTAGCAATTGGCGTGTCAGTAGGTGATGGTGTTTACGGTTCAGGTGTCGCAAACGATACTTTCGTATCAGCCGCAAACAACAGCACAATTACAATTTCAAAAAATGCAACGCTCGGTAACTCAACAGTAGCCAGCACACAATCAATTCAGTTCTTTGCTAACAGCATGTCATTCAACGCTGCTGCAAACAGTGCAGTTGCTTCGTCAAGAAACAGCTGGATTGTTAAAAACTCTGACCACTGGGAAACTGTAACAGTACCAAGTGGTGTAGAGTATGTTGCTCGTTACCCAGGATTGATTGGCGACTCACTAAAAGTTTCTGTTTGCGACAGCGCAGATCAGTGGTCATCAACAATCAACCCATTTGCTACAGTTGCAAACTCAACATTGTCATCAAACTCAACATCAGTACCAGGAACCGCTTCTGGTATCTCAATGACAGTAAATGAGTCAAGCGCAAACGTGACTGTGTTTGTTGGTACAGGCAACATGGTTGGTATTACAAATACAGCAACTGTTGCTACAGCAGTCAAGGCTAAATTGATCGTTGGCGACTATATCGAAGTTGGTAACACAACTATCGGTAAACAGAAGTTGAAGATCAAAACAATCGGTGACATTGTACAAACGGACACCAGTGGTGGTGCAACGCCAAACGTTGCCCACTTCTCAGTAACGTTTGAGAGCCCATTAAAACTTTCAACAAATATTTCAAGCAACAACTTTGCACGTTACTGGGAATACCACAACGTAGTTGATACAGCACCAGGAATTTCCGACTCTGTTACAAATGCTGGTAGATCAGTAGTTGATCAACTCAGTGTTGTAGTTGCTGACGAAAATGGAGAAATTTCAGGTTCAGTAGGAACAGTTCTTGAAGTGTTCCAAAACCTCTCACGTTCAACTGATGCAAAAAATAGTGACGGTTCATCAGCATATTACAAGACAGTCATTAATGACTTCTCCAAGTATGTTTGGGCAGCAAACGATCGCACTGGGGCGGCATCTGCAACAGCAGCACTAGTTGCCGCATCAACTGAAACAACACCATACACTGAGTCATTCATCGGTGGTCGTGAGGGCGGTTCAGAAACAGGCGTGTCAGTTGCTCCATTGGCTACTGCTTATGACTTGTTTGCTGACACTTCAGCAGTGGATATTTCACTGGTGATGACTGGTCCAGCACGCGGTTCAAGCGGTGGGGCACAACTTGCCAACTACATCATCGACAACGTTGCTGAAGTCAGAAAAGACTGCGTGGTATTCTTATCACCAGAAAAGGCTGACGTGTTCGGCGCAGGTGTTGATGGCGCACAAGTAACAAACGTAACTGCATTCCGCGACAACGTAAGAGCATCTTCTTATGCTGTAATGGACTCAGGTTACAAGTACCAGTACGATAAGTATAACGACATTTACCGTTGGATCCCACTCAACGGCGATACAGCAGGTATGACAGCACGTAATGATGACCTCCGAGATCCATGGTTCTCCCCAGCTGGATTTAATCGCGGTCAAGTTAAGAATGTTGTCAAACTTGCTTGGAATCCAAACAAGGCAGAGCGTGATGAACTTTACAAGAAGGGTGTCAACCCAGTTGTAACGTTCCCAGGACAAGGCACAGTGCTTTACGGAGATAAAACACTTCTCGGTAAACCAAGTGCATTTGACCGAATCAACGTTCGCCGCCTGTTCATCGTCCTCGAAAAAGCGATTGCAACTGCTGCAAACGCTATGTTGTTCGAGTTCAACGATGAGTTTACACGCGCACAGTTCAAAAATCTAGTTGAACCATTCCTGCGTGATATTCAGGGTCGCCGTGGCATCTATGACTTCCGCGTTGTTTGCGACGAAACAAACAACACCGCTGAGGTCATTGATGGTAACAGATTTGTTGGTGACATCTATATCAAGCCAGCCAAGTCAATCAACTTCATCCAGTTGAATTTCGTGGCAGTACGCTCTGGTGTAGAGTTCAACGAAGTCGTTGGCCAGTTCTAATAAATAAGGATAAAAGGAGAAAGACAAAATGGCTTTCAGTATTAATGAAATTAGAAGCCAACTGGCTGGTGGCGGCGCAAGACCAAATCTATTCCGCGTACAAATTGATACAAAAGACGCTGCTGCTAATATTAAGGTGCCATTTATGGTACAAGCAGCAGCCCTGCCAGCATCAAACCTCGGTACAATTCAGGTTCCATATTTCGGTCGTCAGTTAAAACTGGCTGGCGATCGAACATTCGATCCTTGGACTGTCACCGTAATCAACGATGAAGACTTCAAAATCCGCAACGCACTTGAAACATGGTCAAACCAGATCAATCGTCTACAAGGTAACGTTCGCGCTCTTGCAAGTTACAAGTCTGATGCTCAAGTAACTCAATTCGGTAAAGATGGTAAAATTCTGAGAGAATACACTTTCAGCGGTTTGTTCCCAATTGTTGTGTCAAACATTGACCTCAACTGGGGCGACATCGATACTTATGAGACATTCCAAGTTGAATTCCAGTACGATTATTGGACTGTTACAGGTGGAGTTACAGGGAACGCTGGTGGCGCTTGATAGATTGGGAGGGTAACACCTCCCTTCTGTCTTTTTATATTTTTGGAGTTTCCGTAAATGGCTGAATTATTCGGTTTCAAAATTGAACGTAAAAAGGAGGAGGCTCCCTCCCCTTCATTTGCACCACCGCTCAATGAGGACGGCGCAGTTGTCGTTGCCGAGGGTGGCGTGTATGGTATGTATGTTGACCTTGATGGGTCAATTAGAACAGAAGGCGAACTGGTCACTCGCTACCGTGATATGGCAACATATCCAGAAATCGACTATGCTGTAGATGATATTGTAAATGAAGCAATCGTTGCTGATCCAAAAAAAGAAATTGTTGAATTAAATTTAGATGACCTAAAGCAACCAGACAATATCAAAAAGATGATCCTTGATGAGTTTAACAACGTCAAGCAGATTCTTGAATTTAACCAACACGCATATGAAATATTCCGTAAATGGTATGTTGATGGTCGTTTGTATTATCATTTTATAATCGATGACGAAAATCCACGTGCTGGTTTAAAAGAATTGCGTTACATTGACCCACGCAAAATGCGTAAAGTCAAACAAGTCAAAAAGAAAAAAGTTAAAAACAATATCAGTGTTGTTTCTGACGTTGAAGAATTTTACATGTACAGCGATAAGGGGTTTCAAACCAAAGCCGCTGGTACTGCTGACTTCAGTCAAAGTGGTCAAACAGGAATTAAAATTGCCAAAGACTCTATCGTCCATGTAACCAGTGGACTCGTAAACGTCAATGGCGACTTGGTTGTTGGTTACTTACATAAAGCAATCAAACCACTAAACCAGTTGAAGTCTATGGAAGATTCGCTGGTCATTTATCGTATTTCACGTGCACCTGAACGTCGTATTTTCTACATCGATGTTGGTAACCTTCCAAAAATGAAGGCTGAGCAATACCTCCGTGACATCATGACCAAGTTTAAGAACAAACTTGTATATGACTCACAAACAGGTGAAGTCCGTGATGACCGTAAGTTTATGACAATGCTTGAAGATTTTTGGCTACCACGTCGTGAAGGCGGTAAGGGAACAGAAATTACAACATTGCCAGGCGGTCAAAACTTGGGAGAGATTGATGATATCGTTTACTTCCAGCGTCGTTTGTATAAGGCTCTAAACGTTCCTGTTACAAGACTTGATCCAGAGGCTCAATTCAACTTGGGTCGTGCAACTGAGATCAGCCGCGATGAAGTGAAGTTTTCAAAGTTTATCACACGTTTGCG